GTTCGGCTTAGTTTGTGTCTGCACTGAATTCCAGAAGCGCTCCAAGGCATCGTTCTGTACATCCACCTGCAACTGATTGAACGGCACGTCGTACTCGTTCCAAGTCATTCCGGCTACGGCAACGATAATGCCCTTGTGTATCTTTGTGACGCCCATGTAGTGCTGTACTTGCGCTAGATACTGCCTAGGCACCTCGTCCCAGGTTGATCGCGCCGTCTTGACCTCGACAACCATTAGCTCACCAGTTTCGCGGTGACGTGCGATTGCATCAGGGTTTGCCCTGCGATAGTCGCAGTGCTCATCGGCGTAGGTGCCAGTCTCAAAGACTTCGTACTCTGGGTGCTCCTCCTGCCACAGTTTCAGGATTGGCTCCTCGAAAGCCTTGCCGAACCGAATTGACCAGTTCTCCTGAATCTCTGACGGGATGAGGTTTAGCTTCTTAGCCCAGAGGGCGTAGGCGCTCTCCCACGGGTTCAAACCTAGTATGGTGCCCACTTCACTACCCCCGATACCGTTAGCCCGCTCAGCGTGCCACTCAGGGCTTCCTGGGGGGTATACACCGAGTAGCTTCGCTCCGTTTAGTGACTCAGGTGCGAAAATCTCCATTTATGTGTCCTTTCATTGGTAGTCTGAACACTACTATGAGCAACGGACAAATTACCACTAGGTATATCAAATTGTTACAAGAGGTCCACAAAGTCGGTGGAGTGCCTTGTGAGCGATTGCCCGATCTATTCTTCCCAGAGGATCTAGAGACAAGCGAGCTACGCTCTGCTGCTACTAAGGCAGCTAAGGCGTTGTGTCATTCGTGTCCGATTATAGAAGCGTGCTTTGAGTATGCGCTAGAGACGGACCAGCGACACGGCATCTGGGGTGGCACTAGCCCCGACGAAAGATAATTTGACAAACTGAATACATGGCATTAGCTTTTGCCTATGAACGTAATCAGGCACTACGGAAACCTACTAGCCGCCATCGAAGAACACGGCGACCCGATATGTAGGACAACCGATCCAGAGATGTGGTTCCCTGAAACGGGAGAGGGTCACTCAAACAGTCTTAGGTACGCCAAAGAGCTATGTAACGAGTGCCCACTAATCATTGAGTGCAGGCTTTATGCAATAGCTGCTGAGGAGCCACACGGCGTTTGGGGTGGATTAGACGCCCAGCAGAGATCTAGGTTGAGAAGAACTACTTCTTCGCGACAATAGAGGTCAGGATTGAAAGCAGTCCTGCGCCTAGTGAGATAGATAGCAAGCCAGTCCAGTCAACGGTGAAAAGACCAACGCTTCCGGTTCCAAGATAAGCCAACGCTGATTGCGCTACTGTCTTGATTGCACGCTCACCTGAGTATGACCAAAATTCTTTACTAAACATCTTCGCTCCATTCGTCATTTACTATCTTAGTATCTTGCCATGAAGCACTAACTGTATACGCAGTTGTGATGATGGAGATAAGGGACACGCCACCCGTAATCAAAGCCGTTCCAACGCCCCACTGATCTACCAGGAATGTAAGCGCACCGAACACAATCATGGCGAAGCCTAAACGATAGCTACCGAAGATTAGCTGTCTGCGGAACTTCCAGCTTGGCCCTGTCTTGCTCTCCGGCTCATCCTTCATGAAGAAGGCACCGTCAATAAGTTTTACAAAAGTCTTTTGCAGGTTTTGCATGCTTCTACCTTCGGAAGAACCACCTTTGGCGCTTCCTGGTTCGCTTGTTCTTTCGCAACGAACTTGGCTTGCTCTTGTATAAAAGCGTAGAGATCTTGTTTGGCTCTTGTGATACCGAATACTGATTTGAGCGAGTTGCCGAGGGTTGCGTGAAGGTGTGGCCCTGAGCTTGCTGATCCGCTGTTTCCTGACTTGAGATACTTCTGCCCTGCCTTTACCTTGTCACCGACCTTTGTGGACTTCAGAGGGGTCTTACACCCCTGCTTAGGGCCTTTACATTCAGCGCCATGAAACGAGCAGTTGAGGTGGCAGTAGCCAATGTACTTTGTGCGCTTCTTGATGTTGTCCCAGCCAGTCTGAACAACCACCCAGCCCAAGACCGAGCTGTACTGAATCAGCTTGACGGTTCCGTCGGTGATCGCAGGGATAAGGGTTCCAGACTTGACACCCCAGTCAGTGCCGGAGTGTGCCTGCATCTTGTTACGACGACGGTACTCGGACATTGTGCCAAAGTGACCTGTGATTTTGGAGTCAGGGAACGGGAGAATCCAGTTAGCCATTTATTAGTCTCACCATTGCTACAGCTACAGCACCCAGGACAGCGCCGTAGACTCCATAGACGAGCTTGGCAATCAGTTCGACCTTTGACAGTCGGTTGTCCATCTCTGCGACCTTGCTTGGAAGATACTTCAGCCCACGCAACTCTGCGACCATCTCAATCTGCACGTTAGAAACTTCGAGGAGCTTCTCGTACACCTGGGCGTTCGTGATCCTTACGGATGAGTTGGTATCTTCTGCCATGACTAGCGGACTTCTACAACCTTGACCACAGCGCCAGCGGTGTCAGAGATGCAGTAGAGCGAGTCGTCTGCGTTTGTCTGAAACACTGCGTTGTTGGTTTCGCTTAGAAGGATGCCGTTAGCAGCAGATACATCTGAGCCACCGACATAAGTCAATGCGCCAGCAGTACCGGACTGAAGGTAGACGATCTTGCTAGAAATGTATGGCCCTGACACCTCAGTGATTGAAGTGCCGACTGTTACGCCTGATGATTCGACTGGCATTATTATGCTCCTAGTAGTGTAGTTGCTTCATCGTTAGTCAATCCCAAAGCTATAAGCTTTGCAATACCCGATGCCTTTAGCGTGTCTGCTGCTTCTTTTTCAGCAGCTTCTAAAGCGGCACGCTCAACAGATGCAGCTTTATCAATTTCCATTTGAGCAACTTCTTCTGCGGTGTATGGCTCCATAGTTACTTCACCAGTTGAGCAGTTAAGTGTAGCTTTCATAGGTGTATCTTTCATGTTTTCTTTCCTTAGCTAATCGTGGCTTCACCTGAGCCGTTTAGTTGTCCGTAAATTGCCAACTCTGTGCCAGCAACCAATGTGCCCTCACTAAAGTTTAGTTGAATAGATGTAATTGCTGCATAGCTCAACCAAGTGCCAGCGACAAATGCCCGCCCAACATTGTTAGTGTTATTGTCCCCAGTTGAGCGACCCACCATTTTTTTGTAAACAGATGTATTTGAGTAATTAGGTAGCTCAATAATGTAGGAACCAAATGTGTCATCTGGTTGTGAAGTGCCTGGAAAATACATTGAGTAAAGCTGGTTAGAAGTGTTAGCCTGGTCTGTCGGAGTTGTAGTAGCCCCGTGCCATTGAGTGTGATAATTAGCACCGCCATCTCCATTGAATCTAGTTGCCATTTGACCTGAATAAGCTAATGATGTTCTTATTCTTGCGACAACCAACAAATTGGTATAGGTGTTTGGAATAGCACTCAGAGAGATACTTGATGCTGGGGAGCTTAGTTCTATGCTGCTAATTAGTTCCATTATGCTTTCACCCCATAGACATCTACTCTTGAAATTGAGTTCATTGGTGTTCCCGTGTTTGCATTGAATTGAATTGAAGTAATTGCGTTAGTTGACCGCCAAGCCCCACCACCAGGTGCAGGATTTGTTTGTGAAGATGACTCAATCAAAAAATGTTTGAATGTGTCTGTTTTAGCATAGCTAAAAGCTGTAATTTTATACATAGCTTGTGCCGCTGTGCTTGTGTCAATGTAGGCGTTCATGCCAAGATAACCTGCGCCCCAGTTGGTTTGGTCATTGTTAATGAAATCATAATTGCCGCCTGAATCGCCATTTATCCGCAAGTTTGGTTGGCTTGAAGTGCCACCTCGCAACTGTGCATAAATAACAATGTCTTTGTATCCAGCGGCGATTGAGCTAACTGTGAATGATGTTGTATTGCCGGGTAAAACAAATGAGGCTAGTGCCGTTAGGTATGGTTCGTTTGCCATTATTTTCTCACTCCGTATACGCTAACTCTTGATTTTATGTAAGACCCAGAGGGTGTGAAAATGTTGATGTTTGTAATAGGGTCTGTTCCACTCCAGAACAAAGATGACGCATGAAACATTCTGCTGTCGCTGTTGTTAAGTGGCATTGCTGCCGTAGAAACTGGTGTCTTAACTTGAGATGAACCAGGAAAAGGTATGTCTACAATCGCAAATCCTTGTTTGTAACCTGTGCCGTTTTGCCGTGTTCCTACAATGCTAATTTCCGCAGAATTATTGCCAGCACTATAATAACCTGACTGTGAAGAGCCGATTCTCGCCCTGTAACCGCGCCCATAATTGTTGCCTGTGTCGTTGTTGAACCTAATGTAGGCGTTTGCAACACTCTCTGATGATAGGTAGCTAGTGTTATTGTCTGCTAGAAGTATGTGCAGCCTAAAAAGTGCATAGTCAGTAGGGTCTAAATTGAAACTTGCTGAGGTAAAATTGCCCTCAAGGGTTCCTAATAACTCCATAACTTTTGAGCCACCGCCAGCCGCCGCTTGCGAGTTGAGTATTCCTAGTAACATAAAGCTCATTAGACCACCGCCACATTTCCGATTAGTCGGTAGCTGTCAGTTGCCACGCAGAGCAGGGTTGCTGCTGAATACTGTGCGCCGATTGTGAAGCTACCTGATGTCGTTGAGGTTGCTGCTCCGGCGATAGTCGCACCGCTTGCGGTTACTGTCAGCGCACCTGCTCCGTCAGCGATGATGTCTACTCTTGCACCGACTGGGAAGTCTGTGCTGAGGTCTACGGTTGCGACAACGGCTGTTGCGCTTGTGAACAAGATTGTTTTGCCTGCGTCGGCAGAGGTCAGGGTTCGTGCTGTGGTTGCGTCTGTGACTAGATCTGCAAGCTGACTGGCCTGAGTGTCAATGGCAACCCAATCGGTGCCGTTGTAAACCTGTACTGCGTTGTCGTCTTTTGTGTACGACACCATACCTTCGATTGGCGTAGGAAGTGCTGTAGTGCGCTCTGCGGCATCGGCAAATGTCATCACCGCCTGATCCATCAGGTAATCATTTACCTGAGCTGCGGTCAGGACCGCGTTAGCTTGAAAATCTAAATATGGCATCTCTATCCTCTACTAGCCGAGAGTTCCTACATCTAGCTTACCAAATACTGCGTCATCCAAAACAAGCGCTAGGTACTTGATTTCTTGGAATCCGAATGTAACAAAGTGGCTTTCAGGACGCACATTATGATTCATCCTAATAACCTGAATAAATTTTTCAATTGGATCGCCAATGCCGTTTGGCGTAAAAACAACCTTACAAATAGAGCCAAGCTCAATATTCAAGACGGTTTCTTGATCAGCGGGGTCAAGGTCGTGCAATCCAACCTCTAGCTGCTCAATGCGGTACTCGGGAGCAGAATAAAGATCTGCATACTTGATAGCAAGTTCTATAGATTGCTCATCAGTTGCCCCCAGAAGATCTGTAATTGTCAAAGACCTAATCCCATACTCACCCTGGGATGCCGTGTCTCTAGCGGTTGCTGTACCGCCCCCAACATTGGCAATGGTTACTTCGTTATACAACAGCTCTGCCCCGTAGACAATACCTATGTTGTTATATGAAATGCCGCCTTGCTGATCAAAGGTGACAAGATCTAGAGAGGTTGCGGTTTGCGTACCATCTCTAAAAGTAATTGCACCATTTTTACCCACAAAGAAAAGCCCCGCCTCGGTTTCAGTCACTTTTTGCATATAGTTCAAAGCGTTAGTGTTATCAGCAATTTCTTGTGTGCCTACGTTTTTTTCGCCAGTTTCTATGCTTCTTAGCTCATTTGACCAAGCAACACCAGGAGAGCTTAAGATTGCGTCTATGCGCTCACCAGTGGTTTGAACTATCGGTGTTTCAGCGGAAATTGTTTGATTGGCGATAATTGTAAAAGCGTCTGATGCAATAGCATCTGCCAAAGAGTTTCCGTCCGGCGTGTATGTGAGTCCCCAGTCGTCAATCCACCCTGTGAACTGAATTGCAGCACCCGAAGTAACACGAATTTCGCGTCGAGGGATTATGTTGCCATAAAAAGGACTATCTACATAGAGAGGGTCAAACGCACGGTCATGGTTATTGAACTCTACACTCAAAGATCCTGCTTGAAAGTTTGCAAACCTACGGCTTTTGCCTCGACTCCAGGTTATTGTCCTTACCCTGTCCGTAACGTCATAAAAGATTTTCCCACCGAGGCGATAGTCGGTGTTGTCCAACCGACCAGCTACGTCGTCATCTAGGCGAAAGAACGGACCAATAGGAGAATCTGTTAGGTCAAATCCAATCTCAACTTTAGGTGTAGGTATTGACATTACGAACCGAATCCTGACAGTGATACTTGATAGTCACCGTTTGAGTTGTTCCATTTCTTGAGTGCGTTGATTACTTCCTCACCAGCCTTTGCGCCACCAGTTCTTGTGTCGGCAGTCACATTGATGTTGTAAATAATCGGTGCAGCACCTGCATTCTTGCCAGAAAGCATTGAATCTAAACGGTCTAGTGGGATTACAGCTTCCGGTCCGCCTTCTCCAATTAGCGACAAAGCAGCACCCAAGGCAATACCACCAGTAGCGAGTGGCGCTATCTGTATCTGATCCAGAGCATTTTGTGTACCAGCAATTTGACCTTGAACATTATCGAGTTGCTGCAAGTAACTTGTAAGCTTTTTTTCTGCCCACATCCTAGCGCCAGGTCCCGCTGTTCCGCCTGTGAGAATAGCTTCTTGCTCGGCTATGCGGTTTGCAATTCGCTGTTGCTCTTGCTCAAATGCACTTAGTTGGTTGTTTAGATTTGCTGTATCTGCTACCTGCTGAGTAGCTCTGCCGACCTTGACATCAAAGTTCTGCTGGAAGGCGTCTGCCATTTGACGTGCGGTTTCTTCAAACGCTGCCTGCTGTGACCGAATCCCATCAAGCAAAGAACTAGCGAAATCTTCGCCCGTGTTGTAGAACTGCTCTGCAACGCTCTCTCCAACTGCAACGCCAGTATCGCCAATCTCTTTGAATAGCTGGCTAATTTCACTGACAGTATCCTGACCGCCTTCAATAAGGGCCTGTGCGGTTTCTCCACCAGCCTCAACTCCAGCCTGTACAAGCTGGTTGAATAGCTGTGGATCAAGTCCCATCTGCTTGAGCTTTTGCAGATTCTCACCAAACGCCTTAGCCTTTTCAGCCATAGCGCGGAAGTTCTCCACTAGGGTTTGGCTCTTGTTGCTAGTTTCTTGAATGGTTTCGGTGTATTCGCGTCGAAGCGTAAACTGAAGCTCCTTTAGCGCCGAGCCAACCTTTGTTGTACCAGTAGAGATCTCGGTAATTGTTATCTCTTTTGTCTTGTCCTCTATCTGTGAAAGCATCGAGGACAGGTTCAAAGATGCGGTAAATGCGTCTTTATAGCTCTTTAGCAGAGTGCTTACAAAGTCATACTTATTAGCTAGGGCATCACGCTGACGCTGAATTGCCTGTAGCGCTGAAAGCTCTTTGTTTGCATAGTCAACTAATTGGTTATAGGCATTCT